GTGGGTGCTCAACCCAGTCAGCCGTGCCGGTGTACTCCATGCCGCTGATGCCGCCGGCCACGGTGAATTCGATCTCGCCCAGGATCGCAAACATCAAAAGCCTCCCGTGTTAGGCCCGCCGAAGCTCCTACGCTTCCTGTCGTGCATGAAGCGCTCCATCATCCGTACCCATTCGGTGTAGCTGGCTTGCAGGCCTTGATTGACCTGCTCAACCACGGCGCCCCCGGCCGGCACATTGATGTGCGGCGAGAAATTGAACTCCATTTTTCCGCCGGCAGCGCCGCCGCCCATCATGCCGGCCATGGACATCGCCGCCGGGTTGGGCGGCGCCAGGTCAACCCGCGATTGCGCGGCCATCCCCAGGGCGGCCTGGCGCACCAGGCCCGCCTGTGCGGTGATGCCCAGGGCCGCGCCTTCGCTGATGTGGGCGCCGTAGCCGATAAAGACGCGACTGGGCGATTGGATGCCCAGTGTGTCGGTGAACCAGTCCTTGATGGACGAGCCGATGCCCAGCACGCTCTCTTTCAACTCGCCGGCCATCGAGGTGACGCCGCTCACCAGGCCACTGATGAGCAGGCCGCCGAACTCGCTGAACTTACCCGGCAGTTCGAACCCGAAGTAGTTCATCACCCCGGCGAAGGCCCGGTAGAACAAACCCAGCGGCGAGAAGTTGACAAGCAGCCCCAGGATGCCGGAGAGGCCGCCGTCGAAGCCGGCTTTGATCTCGGCCCACAACCCGCCGAAAAACCCTTTGATGGGCGCCCAGTGCTTGTAGATCAGGTACGCGCCGAGGGCGATGCCGGTGACGGCCAGGCCAATCGGGTTCATCAATAAGCCCCGGCCCAACCACAATACCGCCTGGCCGGCGAGTTTCAGCCCGTACAACAGCGTGCCGCCGAGGATCTTGCCCAGGAACAAGCCGCCCCGGGCAACAGCCATGAGCGGCGCGGCAAAGGCCATGAGGGTGCCACGTAACAGCAGGCCGCCGTAGCGGGCAACGGTGAGCATCCCGCCGCCGACCTTGCGCAGCCCGCCAATCAGCGGCGCAAACTTGCCCATCTGCCAGGCGGCGCGTAACAGGGTCCACTTGGCCGACAGTTTCTTTACGGTGGCGTAGATGGAAACGAACGGAGACATGATCAGGTTGGCGCCGTAGGCCACGCCGATAAAGGCCAACTTGGTGGCGAAGAGGCCCGCCACCAGGGTCACGACGCCCTTGACCAGGCCGGGGTTTTCGCCGGCCCAGGTCGAGAACCGCTGCACAACGGGAATGACGCTTTTGAGCAGGTCATTGACGGCCGGCAACAGCGCATCGCCCACCGACAGCGCCAGTTCGGTGACGCCGATCTTGAACGCGCCGACCGTGCTTTTGGCCGTGTCCATGCGTTTGGCGAAGTCCTGGCCGATGACGTCTTGGTCGGCGGCTGCAATCGCCTCGGCTTCGATGGCGGCCATCTTGTCCTGGTTAGCCAGCGCCGGACGCAGAAAGGCCAGGACTTGCTGGTCCCGAAACAATTCGCCCAGTTTGTAGGCCTCATCCAGGCGCTGCACCGCCATTTCGCGTTCTTCAGTGTCCTTTAGGGCCAACGCGCTTCGGTATTTTTCGGCGGCTTCCGGGCCCGTGCTGCCCAGATGAGTCGTAACGATGTTCATCATGGACTTTACCGGAGACAGGCCGGCGGCAGCCCCCGACTTCATGGATGCCTCCAAATCCACCCCCGCGTCCTCGAACGCTTTGAGGGTGTCGGGGGAAGTCAGCTTGGACAGAAAGTTTTTAAAGTTATTGGCCGCCTCGTCGCTGCTGCCGGCGCCCATACGTGCAACCTGCAGGACGGCAGTCAGCTCGGCGACCGCGCTTTTACCGGTCTGCCCCGCGTTGCCGTAGGATGAGGCCAACGCCGGGAGCCATTTGGCCATGTCCTGCAATTCGAATTGCCCGGCCTTGCCCCCAGCGGCCAGCATGTTCATGACGCTTTTATAGTCCTCCCCGCGAATCGCCATGTTATTGCTCAGGGCGATGGTCGTCTTCGCCAAATCCTCCATGCCGGCCTTGGTGGCGGTCGCCACTTCAGCCATGACGGGGGTAAACATTTTCAGTTGCTCAAGGCTGCCCAAGTTGCCGGCGACGAGTTCACCGACCCCAATGCCGATATCCGTTTGCGTTTGGTTGGCCCTGATTGCAGTACCACGGATCATCTTCCCCAACTCGGCCTCAGCCGCCGGGCTAAAGTCCGCCGTAATCGAGATATCCCGCAGTTGATCCTGAAAGTCGACGGCCGTGCGCAGGCTTTTCACCACCGGCCCCAGCACCGCCACCGCCGTGCCGCCGGTCTCCACCGCCTGGCCGCGCAGGTCCTTGCGTTCGTCCTTCAGGCGCGCGCCACGGGCAATGCTGGTGTTCAACCGTTCCTGCTTTGTGCCCAATTGATCGATGGTGCGGCCGACCAGGTCATACTGGCGGCGCATGCGCTCGATGCCGCTGCCGCCGCGGGCCAATGACGCCGCCAGGCCGGCGCCAATCTGCTTTTGCTTGGCCGTCAGCCCGTCGGTGGCGCGCCCCAGTTGTGTAACGGTGGACTTGGCCGAGCCGAAGGCTGCACTCAGGGTGCTTGCAACCGTGGCGCCGATCTTTAACCCGACGAGGATTTCATTGGCCATGGGGGGCTCTGCGTGTTGGGGGACGTGCCGCCCAATCGGCGGGCGGCGGGCGTGGCGAAGCGGGAGACCTACTGCCTGTTCAATTGCTCAAGACGGCGGTCCATTTCGCGCCCGCACGCCTCGACCCAAAACAGGTAGTCCTCCATATCAAGTTGGGCTATCTCCGAGGGCTGCATCCGCAGCACCAGCAGCAGCGCCTCGTCCCAGGATTTCAGACAGGTCTCGTCCATTGGACATTTCCCGCAGCACCTCGCTGGCTGACTTTGAATCAGCAATGTCGAATTCACCGAGGTCCTCCAGCGTCAGGCCAAACATCTTGGCAATGAGCATGTCTTCCAAGACGCCTTCGTCTTTGGTGGCGGCCTGGCCGGCACTGATGTCTTTGCGTTTCAGGCGCCTGACCGGCAGCGTTTGCAGCAACACGCCGGAGGCGGTTTTGAAGGGGAATTTGAGGGTAAAGCTGAGTTTGTCGGCCATCGTTGATGCTCCAGGTTGATCGCTCGGATCGGCGTCTATCGAAGAGCCCTAAGCATCACGCCGTGGCCCGGCGCGTTCTTTTAATCAGGTTTAAAGAAGTACCCCGCACGACGGCGGGGCTTTGGTTGTTGTTACGGCGGCTCAGGCCTCAAGCCTGCCCAATGTTCTGCCGGTACTTGATCAACTGATCCTGCCCGCCGACCTTGAAAATATTCGCCAAGTAATCCAGCAACACCACTTCTTCGCCGTTGAGAATCTGCCGCACATAGGTGGCGGAGAACGGCGTTTCAAACTTGCTCGGGTCCCTCGGCTTATAGCCGCCCAGGGCGTACTCCTTGAACATCACGGTCATCAGCGTGACCAGCGGGATCTCGTCCTGCAGGCCCGTGCTGTTGAACACCTGGACGTTGGAACGGCACTGCAGCTGCACCGTTTTGAGCGGCGTGGCCATCTTTTTCGCGGCGTCGATGTAGAGACTGTTCCAAACGACCTTGCCCTCGAGCTTATCGATGCCGTCCGGCAGTTCGACCAGGCCGACCATGCCCAGCCCCTGAAAGTCACTCATCACGGCTTTGATCGAGCCCAGGTCGATCTCCTCGGCGCGGCCGAAGAAACTGGCGCCGTCCAGGTAGATCGCCGCGTTGGTGATGCGGTGTGCGCTAAAACCGGCCATTTAGGCTGCTCCCAGGTTGACCAGGTATTCCCCGGTGATTTCAGTCTCAAAGGTGCCGCGCTCAAACGGCAGCGGCACGGTCAGTTTGTAGTTGAACAGCACATGCCCCAGCTCCAGTTCGGTCTGCGGGTTGCGTGCCGGGTCGTACCAGCATTCGCCGCCGAGCAACGCCTCATCGCCGATCAACTTGCGAAAGAACTGGTTGACGCTTTCGGTGATGCTGTCGATCAGGGCGGTGGTGACGGGTCTATCCACGAACGGCAGCGAGCTGTAGCGGATCGATTCGTCGACGATGTCTTTGGTCCGGCGCACATTTTCAAAGTTGCGCATGTGGGTCACGGTCGGCCAGGCCGCCGTGCGGTTGCCCCACAGGCGCAGGCCGGTGCCGAACGAGTTGAAGACGGTGGTGATGCCGTTCTCGTTGAGCAGGTTGACCTCGCTGTTGGGGTCGTCGATTCGTGCGGTCAGGGGGCGTTCCAGGCCGATCACGCCGAGCAGTTCCTGATTGGAACTGCTCCACCAGTAGCCCAGGTCGTAATCCACCTTGGCGCGCAAGCCCGCCGCGCGAATGGACAGCGGTTGCAGGCGTTCGCCGTTGGTGGCGGCGTCGTACACCTTGACGTGCGGGTAGCACAGCCGCACCCGGTCACTGCTGGTGTTGAAGTTCAACGTGCCGGCAGGCCCGCGCCCGGCGATCACCTGTTGCACGGTGCAGCCAATCGGCGCGTCGATGTAGGTCACGCCGCCTACTTTGATGGCTTCGGCAATCAGCTCCACGCTGACCGCGTTCAGGGAACTGAAGCGCGGCGCAATGAAGATTTTCGCGAAAAAGCCCAGCTGGTTGTAGCTGTCCTGGAATGCTTTCAGGCCGGTGCGCAGGCCTGCCGCGTTCACCGTGCCGATGATCTCGGCCGGCGTCACTTTGCTCGGGTCGGCGTAGGTATAGTCGGCCTTGACCTTGCCCTTGGCCGGAATCGTCCCAGCCACCATCCGTGTCACCCGGCCGGTAAGCAGGTCCGCCTTGTAATCGGTGTTTGCCGCGTAGGTGGTCTCGCCGTCCTCCGATTTGAGTTCTAGTGTTTGCACCACGCCGTGCAGCAGGGTCAGGGCATCGTTGTCATCGAATTGCCGGGCTTGGTCGGTCAGGCTGGTGCGGTGGACGGCGGGGTCCAGGACATTGATGATCAGCACCGTACCGGCGCCGAAGTCATAAATCCCGTCAAGCGCCTCGGGGATACTGAACCCCGGCAAGTCAGGGCCGAACTGGGCGCCGTCGACCTCATTCAGCGACAGGGTCAGGCTGTTGACCGGCCCCATCGGCGCGGTGCCGACCAGGGCGATAACCGCCGACTTGACCACCCGAATCGCCCGCGGGCCGCGCTCGACCTCGGTGGTTTCGATGCCGTGCAAGTAGTTAGCTGGCATTGGATTTGGCTCCTTTTTTCTCAGGGGGCAGGCTGTCGGCAATGAACGTTGCCGCGGATTGCGTGGGCAGCAGATGCTTGAGCGCCAACAACACCAAGGTGTAATCGTGTTCGGCGGGCAGCTCCACCGGCTGCCCCGGCAGCAGCTGCACGTCGAGCAATTCGGCGGATGTCCCAACGCGCAGGCACGCGGCGCTTTGAGGGCCGGTGTAGAGGTATCGAGTCAGGTTCACGGGCTTGCCTCAAAGGTGATTGAATCCAGGGGCGCGCCCACGGGGGGCGTCATGCTTTGTAGCTCGGTGGCGCGGACGGAAAAGTCTTGGGCGTACTGCCAAACGCCGCTCATGTGCCCGATGAATTGTTCGGACACCGGGCGGCAGGCCTGGTCGCAGTGCGGCGGGTACCAGCCGGTCAGGCAGGCGCGAATGCGGTCCAGGTAACCGATGACGCCGTTTCGGCCGTTGAGCTGACGAAACGCCAGGGTCAAACGCAGCACGATATGACGCGCCTGGAACACCGCGTCGGTGCCTTCGGAGCCGCCGAAGGTCGATTTGCCGTAGGCCAGCAAGATCGCGCCGCAGGGGTGGCTGAGGCGGTACTGCGCCGGGTTCTCCGGGAACAGCTCGACCATCAGCTCCCGGTCGAAGACTTCCTTGAGCCGGTCCCGCAGGGCGTCCAGCAGTTGCTCCGTTTGGGTTTTAAGGGCTGCCATCAGTATTTCTCCCAAAGTTCGCTGCCGAACTGCTGTGGGCGCGCCCGTACCCGGATTTCGCCCGGCTCCGGCGCGGCCTGGCCCGAGGGCATGCCCAGGGTGACCACGCCGTCGCGGATGCTTTCCAGCAATTTGACGGTGTCCTTGCGGCTGTCCTTCACCGCCTCGGGCAACGCGCCCTCCGGGCGGCGCTGGTACAGCCAATGCCGGGCCAGGTAGATCACCGCATCGCGCAGCACGGTCGGCACCGGGTGGAGCGGCAGGTTGTAGCGCCCGCGCAGGTAGCCATCCACCAACTCCTCAGCCTGACGCACGCCGTCACCAATGACGTTTTCATTCGGCTGCTCGGCGGCCGGGTCATCATTGGAAAGCTGGATCAACGTTATTTCGGGAATGGCGTTGCCGATGTCGGCGCGGGTGCAGTAGCGCATGGGTCAGCCCGCCTTCATCTCGACCAGGGCCTCGGGGAACAGGCACATGGCCAACGGGTTTGCCTGAGCCTCCAGGTCCCAGCCTTTGCCCAACTTGCGTTCCTCGGCCTTGCTGTAGAACGGCTGGCCCAACGTGTTGACCGTCTCGTTGTAGTTGGCCGGGGCGTTGAACATGCGGAACACGCCGCGGGCCACCGGGAACACCTGGGCGATGTCGGCGGGAATGAAGCGCTGGCCGCTGACCGTGACGTCGTATTCGATGTACTCGATGCCGCCGAAGGTGAAGCCCGAGCGCACATCGCCGCCGAGGCGGTCCTGCGCCTCCTGATAGTTGGCAAACGCGGCTTTGACCTTTTCATGATCGACCAGCGCGTCGAACCAATCCGGCCCGCAAAGGGCACGGAAACCCGTGACCATCACGCCGCCCAACTTGGATTCGGAATACCGTTTGGCGTCGAGGCAGGCCTTGCGCACGTTGGTGTTGGCATTGCTGAGGGCCACCGTGATTTTTTTCTGGCTGACGTCAAACTCTCTGAAGAGATCGGTGAGGACCGTGCCGTCAGCGTCCAGCAACTTGCCGCGCAGTGCGCCCACACGCTGGAATTCACGAGTGGCCTCAATGCTGTTTTTCAGCTCCTGCAGGTTGTCGTTGATCACTGTCGCCACCGGCGCGGTAGCGTCTTCCTGGCCGAACGCGGCGATGCCCTGTAATTGGCTTGGCAGGATCGGCCGGTTCAGCGGCAGGTGCAGGGTTTCAAACGTGCGGCGCTTGCGCTTGGAGCCTTTGATTTGTGCGGCGTCATCATTGCGCGAAGTATTGGGCACCAGGACCAGACGGCCCTCGCGCTCGTCGATGACGACGCTGGTGCTGGTCACGCCTTTTTCATCAAACAGGCCCATGGCGCCGACCTTGCCGGGGATGGCCGGAAGCTTGTTAACGGCGGCGGTCAGGTTGGCGATGCTGAACATATCTTGCAGATTCATTAAGTACTCCCGATTCAGAGGGCCGCACGGGCGACGATGCCCAGGGCGTTGAGTTCGTCCAGGGCGGCGGTTTTTTGGTCTTCGGTGACGCCGGCCGGCCATGTCAGTTCGGCCTGGGCTACAACGGCGCCGCGTGCGATGACAACGCCGGGTTTATCGGCCGCTGTCGCGTCAACCGGTTCGCCCAGCACGGCGGCGGCCTTTTCAGCCCCGTCGGCCCCGGCTGGGTCGAGTACCTGGTACTTGCCGGCCACCTTGGCTAGCACCTGCCCAAACGGGTAATCGGTTCCGGCCAACAGCGTGGCCTTTTCCTTGGTCCAGCCCGGGCGGACCTCGACCAGCAGTAAATCGCCCAGGTCTTTGGGCTGCTTGAACGTGGCCATGGGGCCTCCTATCGTTGGGCGCGGATTTCAGCGTCAGCCAGCAAGGGGTTGACGGGTGGGTTGGCGGCCTTGCCGGCCCGGGACTTGGTGGCGACCTCGGCGAAGCTGACGCCGCCGGCCAGGTCGGTGAAGATCGCCTTCAGGCCATCGCTCAACGGCTCGCGGGCGTCCTCTTCGCCGAACTCCAACGGGGTTTCGCTGGAATCGGCGTAGTCCAGGGCGGCAATCACCACCGGGGCGTGAACCGGCTTCATGCCCGCGGCCACCAGTCTTTCGGCAAACTCGACATTCAAGGCGTGGACCTTCTTTTGGGCCGAGGCGCGGGCGGCCTTGTCCCGCTTGGCGATATCGGCTTTTAGGCGCTTGTTCTCCGCCTCCAGGGCGGCTCTTTCTTGTTCGTTCACGGCAGGTTCCTCGGCGGGACGGGTGGGCTCAGCGAAAGCGGTTTGCAGGGGCTGCTGGGGGCGGTGGCCGATTTCGGCGAGGCTGTCGATCACCCAGGACGGGGACACCTGGTCGGCGGTTTCCTTGTCGAACTTGCCGATCAACCATTCGCGGAAACGGCGCCACATGTCGGAGTTGAGCTCGTGGCCGTAATCGCCGAACTCGATAACGCCGTCTTCGCCGTCGGCCAATTCAATGGGGCGCAGGCCTTTCACGGCGGGCGGCTGGGCGCCGAGGAAGCCGACGTGGCGCAGGTAATACACGCCGGGCACCGGGTTGTTGGCGGCGTCGGGGTGGTAAAAGGTGGCGGAAATTTTTTTGTAGCGGCCCTTGGCGACCTGCTCGGCGAAGGCGGCGTCGACCTGCTGCGGCTCGGCGATCAGCCCTTGCGCGGTGGCCGTCAGTGATTTGATCCAGCCGGCGGCCGGCGCGTCGTGCTTGGGGTGGCCAATGACCATCGGGGCCTCGTGCAGCGCCGGGTCATAGGCGGCCACCGTGGCGGCCAGGTCGGATTCGCGGAACTCGACACGGGCGCCGCTCATGGCGGTGTGCGTGCCGGGTTTGATGATGTGCAGTGGTTTCATGGCTGTGCGCTGCGTGGAGGTGATGCGCACAGACTGGGCGAATGGGTGGCCCGGGGCTTTTAATCGGGTTTAAAGAGTGCCCTCCAAAGTGAAAGTGCTAAATCATTTGGGCCACCAAACGGTAGATGCGATGATCCTTTCACGGCTATGGCCTTAGCGATCAATGGGGAAATCAATGGACGAAGAAGCGGTTTGCTACAAATGCGTGGGCGATGAGTACCTCAAGGCTGTCATTAAGAAGTCAAGGCGCAGCGCCGAATGCTCGATCTGCGGGGGAAGGCGAAAGTCGATGAACTTGGATAGCCTCGTCCAGGACGTTGCTGTGATCTTCCAGGACTACTTTGAAATGGGGGGTGAGATCGAAGTATGGGACCCGGAAAAAGACCGCATCGCCTACTATCACCCCGTAGGTGACTCGCAAGCTTTCTACATCGGGGAAATTTTACAGCTCAATGAAGATCATGATCTTGTCCGGGCAATTCAAGACAAACTTGTCGACGCTTCTGCCTGGGATGCAGGTTTTTTTGATTCCGAGACCTATGTACGCAAAGAGCTGGCGCCGGTAGGGGCAGAACGTGACTGGGCTGATTTTCTTGATGGTGTCACCCATAGAAACCGTTTCTTCAACCGCAAGGCGGAAGAGTACCTAAGCTCACTATTCACTGGGATTTCTGATCTTAGGGTCGCGGGCCGGCACAGCACTAGTGTCTTACGCTCTTTGGGCCCCGATGATAAAACGAAGATATTTCGAGCGCGTAAACCCACATCGCCCCGAGAGGGCCAGGCGATTATCGATGAACCCTCCAAGCAGTTAGCTGCGCCTCCTCGAGAGCTTACGAAAGATTGGCGAATGAGTCCGAAGGGGATACCCGCCTTCTATGGTGCATTAGAGACCCCCAAAACCTGCATCTACGAACTTAGGCCGGCGGTTGGGGGAGTTGTCATAAGTGGAGAGTTCAAGCTGACGCGTGAAATTTCGGTCTTCGATTTCACAGCTCTTGAAGTCGCCTATGAACGTCACACCCTTAGCTACTTCGATCCTGACTATCGGAGCAAAAGCGAGCGGCGAAAGTTTCTACGTACTTTCCATAACCTTATCAGTCAGCCCGTGTTGCCTGGCGGGGAGCTTGATTATCTCAAAACCCAGGTCATCGCAGGATTTCTTGCCACGGAATGCGAGCCTCCGGTGGATGGGGTGATTTACGCGTCGTCGCAGCACAAAGGTGGCAAGAACATTGTGTTGTTCTCCCACGCGATAGCCAGTGACGGTGAACGCGGCGCTAAAGGGCGTAAACGCAGCGAAAGAAAGCCGGCATTAGAGTTCGTTCCCAACTCAATAACTCAGCACACAGTCTCGGAAGTAAAATTCACTGTTGAAGATGAGAGGGTCATAGACGGCCAGCTTGAGTCCGATATCGACGCCTACTACGAAAGAAGGTAGCGACTAAGGCGTTTTCATTCATACGAAGGGCTTTATAAAGCGTTTACGACAACTTTTAGTGATAAGGCCCAATGCACCGCAGCCACAGCAGCGGCAAAATGCTTCTGAGGGGGCTACAGGCGGGCCGCTTTTTCGAGGTGATGCAACGCCAATTCTAGAATCGCTTCCTCCGCCTCGGGCTGAATCACACCCTCTGTATCCATCGGCAAAAACGGCCGCCCCGGAATATCACCCCATAGGTGCGGAAAGTCCGATTTCGCCCCGCCAAAATGCATCATCGCCGCATAAGGCTTATTGCTGCCAACCAGCGCCAAGCTGTCAGTCGCCAGGCTGGTAACCGACGCCGCCAACCCGGCGGCGCTGACCTGCAACATCTGCCCGGGCCAGTTGCCGTTTTTCGCCCGGCGCTCGATGGTCGTATCCGACAGACCCGTCCACTCGGGCCGCCCCTCTTTTTCAAAGTTCTCCTCTGTCTGGCTTAGCAACTCGGCCGCAATGCCGCGCATCAACGGCGCGAGGTCCCCGACGGCCCACTCAACTTTGCGCAACGCGTCCTGCAGACGCTGATGATCCAATTCAACGGTGAACATATTGAGCCCTCCTAAGCGGCCGCTGCTTTGCGTTTCAACGCCGCGGCCAAACCGGCCCCGGGCGCGTGATTGAAGCCCGGATCGGTACGGAACGTGGCGACCCGGCCTTCGGCGTCGGTGGTACGCAGGCCGGTGACGGTGGCGGTTCTGACTTCCCCGGTACGTTTGTCGGTTCCGGTCTCGACGGTTTCGGTGAACATCCGTCCCGCGCTCGATACAACGCTCAGGCCCCGGCGCCTGACGGCCGCCTCGGACAACGCGACCACGCGGCAGCGGCAGTTGAAGCCGTTGGGCGGGAAGATCGCCGACCAGATGGGGTCATCGTGGCGGAACACCTGGCCGTGAAGCGCCCGGTGGCTCGGCCGGGTCTTGCCGTCGAGGATGGCCACGTACATCCAATACGGGTGCGTCTCGGCGGTTTGCTCCATCTCGGCCTTGCGGCCGGCCATGTAGGCGCTTTGCAGGTTGGTTTGGTAGATCGTTTTGAGCCGGCGCGGGCTGCCGAGTTGGACCAGTTCGCCGACGCCGTCGCTGTCGACGATGACCTGTCGCCCCCACCAGCCTTGGGCCTCCAGGGTCGGCTGCATGCCGGTGATGAATTGCTTGAGGGTCTGGCCGTCCTGCAGCGCGGTTTCCAGCGCCGCCCGAATGTCCGACAACAGGTCGAGGCGCATGGCCTTCGCCACGGTGAAGGCCTGGTCATGGGCCTGGTCGAGCATGTCCTGCCAGTTCCAGGTAACCGCATAGCCCTTGGATTTGAGGTAGGCGATGGCCTTCGCGGGCTCAAGGCCGAAGACGGCTTTGAGGTCGGCCGGGTTGAGGCGTTTTTGTGGGGCGGCCATGTCAGTTTTCCCGGTCGGCGCTAGCGCTCAGGCGGCCCCAGGTGTCGGCGATGAACAACAGATTGGCGAGCTGTTCCTGGAGCGCTTGGTCATCCATGTGTGGGAACGCTTCGGCCAGCAGGCCGAGGGCCTCGGCGTCGTTGCGGGCGCGCTGGAGTGCTTCAATGAACGGGGCCACGGCCTGTTCGGCCTGTTGTTGCAGCGCCTCGGCGGGCAGGCTGTCGATGGCCTGGTCGAGGGCGATTTGATCCAGCAGGGGGCGCACGCTCGCCTCGGCGAACGCCGGCGAGTCAGCGCCGGCCGGCGCCGCTGCAAGGTCGCCGTCCTGCAGGTTGTAGGTGCGTTTCCAGTACGCGTCGGTGAACTTTACGCCGGACTCGGTCAACGCCTTGTCGCGCTGGGCCAGGGTCTTGTCGATCTCCCCTTGTTCCCATAACTCGTACAGCGGCGCGGCGACGTCGGCGCCGAAGTTGAGGTCGACGACCAGGCGAATGCAGGCGTTCAACGCGGCGGCCACGATCCCGGCATCGCCGTCGCGGATGTCCTTAGTGACTTCGGCCCCGGCCGTGGCGCTAGCGTGGTTGCTGTCTTTTTCGGTGGTTTGGTTCTGGCCGAGCATGGCCACGTTGATTTCGCTGCGGCAGTACTCCAGCAGTTCGCGGTAGACCTCGGCGCTGCCGGCTTTGCCCGCCGCCTCAATAATCTGCACGCTGGAATCGTCCGGGATGGCCGCTACCGCGTCCTGCACCATGGCCTCCAGGCTATCGAGCAGCAAATCGGTTTCGCCGTCAGTGGCGCCGCGGGGGTGTTTGCCGATGACCCAAGGGCTGCCGTATTTCTCGGTGAACTGCACCCAGAACTTCAGGCCGCCTTTCATGAACGTCGCCGGCCAAAAGCACATGCTCAGGTCCGGGAAGCCGTAGGGGTTGGCGTAGGTCGCGTCTTGCCGGGCCACGATAAACCGTTGCGGGTCGCACAGCTCGCCGTCCTGGCCGGCCTCTTTGGCGCGAAAGCGCAGCGCGTTGTCCTTGTCGTAGAAGAACCATTCGGCGGGCTTGCCGAGCAGATCCTGCGGCACCAGGTGCATGCCCAGCGGCTGCCACATCAGTTCGACGGGCTGATAACCGAACAACGGCGCGTCCAGCAGCTCGCGAATGATGCGGTCCAGGTCGAGGTCGGTGAGCCAATCGCGAATGAAGCGTTCGATTTTGAGCGGCGCGTCGCCGCGTTTGATGCCGCGCTCCAGGGACAGCACTGCGGCCTTGCGGCGGCGGACGTTGCCGCCGACCAACGCGGCGCTGCGCAGGTCGCGGTAGACCGTGATGTCTTTGCCCTGGGCCTTGAGGATGGGGTCAGGGTTCGGCAGGTTGGCGCCGCTGAAACCGCCCGCGGCAGAACGGTTGCGGGTGGCGATGTGTTGCTCAAGCGCCGAATTGCGTTTGGCCTCGGCAAAGCTGACAAATTCGGTGGGGCTGACCCACAGGCCTCTCTTGTTCATGCGTACCCCTGGGTGATGCGTTTGCCCTGGCGTGGGCGGCGTGATTTGACGGAGACCGGGCCGGAGGTGACTTCCAGCGTGGCGAAGTTAGCCAGCGCGCCGGCCCCCGCGAAGTCGCCGTGGCGGTAGAGGTCCGGGTCTTTCAGGTCCTGTGAGCGGGCTTTAACGATCATCGGAATGCCGTCCACCGTTTCGATAGCCCGCACGTCCTGGTGCAGTGAATCATCAAGCGGCAACGTGATGGCGGTGTCCTCGAACAACTGCACGAACTTTGGCATCCAGGCGCCGTACCAGGCGCGGCTGATCTTCACCTGGTGAATGCGGTTGCGGCCGAACTCATCGGCGGTTTCCTCGGCGAGCGTTTCGCCGCTGCCGGTGGCGTCCAACGCCGCGCCGACAAAACAAGGCAGGCCGCGCAGGACATGAAACAGGACCTGCTTTTGTTGCCGGGTCGGGATCTTGTGCATCTCTACCACGAAGGGAACATCGCGGTGACGGGCCTGATCGACCGACATCGGGCAGATGATGGAAAAGTCACGGTGCCGGGCGTAGTCCATGCCGAGAAAATGCCGCAGGTCAGGCGCCAATGCCTGCTGCATCAGGGGCGTCAGGTAGCGCCCGATCCAGTCATCGACATAGGCGTCACGGCGGTGAACCGGTTGCAGGGTGAAATCATCATCCAGCGCCAGGCGCAACACGGTCCGGCCCGGCCGCATGGCCTCATCGATCCACACGCCGGGGATGCAAACGCCATTGCCGTCGCGGGGAATGGCGTCCAGCTCTTCGCGCATTTGCGCCTTGCGCGGGCCGTAGGCGTTGCGGATCTTCTTGTACCAGGCCTCTTTGTCCTCGGCCGTGGCGTGCTTGCCGGCCATGTAGCAAACCCGTTCAAACAGCCCGTTGGCCACCGCGTCGTCAAATGTGGCCCGGTAGACCACCGCGCTGTCGCCGTAGCGCTTGTCGCGGATGTCGCTGACCATCTGGTTGAAGGGGTTGGTCTTGCCGTTGTGAGTGCTGATGATGACGATGCGCCCGCCCCAAATCAGCAGCGCCGTGGCGGCATCGAGCACGGCCGAAACGTCACGGTGAAACGCCGCCTCGTCAATGATGACCTTGCCCTGCAAGCCGCGCACGCCGGCCGGGTTGCTGGACAGCGCGACAATCTTGAACCCCGAGGCGTAGCGGATGCGGTAGGCGTTGATTTGCCGGGTGTTGCCGGCCTCGTCCTGGTCATCGAATAGAAACTCTTCAATCTCGCTGACGCCCGAAGCCTGGGCTTCGGCTATCACGCGGCTGAACTTGGCGCTGTAGCCGATGAACTCCAGGCCCTTTTCCTTGGTATCACCGATGTAGAAGCAGTCCATACCGCCCGCGGCTTTTTGCGAGGCGGCAGTGATGACCGAGTCCAGGGCCTCGGCAAAGGTGATGCCGGTGCGTCGGCCTTTCTCACAGAGTTTGATTTGCGCGTCGATGCCCAACCATTCCGATTGGTGGGCCATCAGGATCCCTTCAACCAATGGGTTGTAGCCCGCCGGAATCTCCCTAACGCTCGGCGGCAGTTCGTCCCACTCGATGACGCGCAGCGTGCTGGCCGAGGGTTTCATTGCTTCACGCCCAGGAATGTTTGACGCCAGTACATGGCCTGATCTTCGGTCATGCCCTTGGCCTGTACTGCTTTGTCCAGCTCGGCGGCCTGCTCCTGAAGCAGCCGGTCACGGGCCGCCTTCTCAATGGTTTGGCGCTCCTTCACGCTCAGCGTCCGCGCCTCCATGGTGGCTTTTGCCGCGCGGGCCAGGGCCGAAACTTCGGCGATGGTGACCGCGTCCTTTTCATGGGCGCCCATGGCCGCCTGGTAGGTCAGCGTCGAGATGGCCTCGACCAGCAGCACGCCGGTCTTGTCCGAGGCGTCTTCGCCGAACGCCCCCACAAAGGCTTCGGCCATTTCCCGCTGTTGCCGAACCTTGTCGGTGAGTTCTTCGAAGCCCACCTTGAACCGGCTCAACGCGCTGCGGCTGGGCGTCTTTTCGTTGGGAAAGCGCGCCTGAATATCGGCCAGCATGTCATCCAGGGTCATGCGGTCTTCGCGCAGCAGCTTCTGGATGTAAGCTTTGACCATCGGCGGCAGGCGGCTGATGGAGGATTTTCCCGCCATGGTCAGGCCCCCGGCCGCTTGATGCCGGGCACCCGCGCGCGCCCGGCGGCGATGTCCTGGCCGCGTTCGGTCAGGGTGGCGACCATCACCGGCCCCACATCCTCCAGGGTCAGGGCGCCTTGCTCGGCCAGCCAGTGCAGTTCGGTTTTCACCTGGTCGCGGGTCAGGCTGTGGCCGTAGGTATCCAGCGCCATGGTCAATACCGAGCTGTTGGCGCGGTAAGCGGTCATCTCCGCCAGCAGGCGCAGCACCACCAGGCGGATGTCCTGGCGTAAAAAATCGGAATATTGGCTCATGCTTTTTCTCTCAACAGATAGTCATTGATCCGGTCCAGCGAGCGGGCTAAAGGGCCCAGCGCGTCCTTGACCCCCGTCAGTTCGGCGCGAATCGCCCGCATGTCGCCGCGCAGGTCGGTCACCGCGGACTGGTCGGGCAGATGCTTGACGTGCTCCTCCAGGGCGACGATGCGGGTGCGCAACTCCAGCATTTCCCGGGCGCTGGCTGATTGGCGGCTGACGAACCAGGAGTGGATGGCCACCACGGTCAGCACCACCCACTGCATGGCGGTGAAACTAAAATTCAGTTCTTCCAAGTTCATCTGAAACTCCGCTCGGCCAGGCGCTTCAAGGCTTCGATGCAATCAAAACAGTGTTCGGTGCCGGCCTCGGCCGGGTGGATGGCATCGCCGCAGGCGTCACAGCGCGGGACTGAGGGGCCGGAGCGCCAATGCACGCCGCCGCGGGGGTGAGCCTCATCGTCGGGCGGCGCGGGAACGTGTTCGGCTACGTCCATGGGGCGTCAGTCCTTTTCCAGTAGGTCCAGCAGCCCGTTGAGCTGAGCGCGGTTGTTGCGCGCCCACAGGCCGTAGGCTTGGGCGTGCGCCAGGATGTCCGCGGGGGTAACGCCGCTTTCCAGTAGTTCGGCGTCAGCGCCGGGGGCGGCCCAGGGCGCTGGCGCAGGTTGGGCGGCAGCGGCGCCTGGTCTTGGGGCGGGCACGCCGAGGGCGGCGTTGTAGTCGCGCAGCCAGCCAGCAGTGAACACGCAGCGAGGGATAGGCTCAGCCGCTGCGCCAGGCGCGGGCCGGTATTGAGTCGTGACATGGCGGATGCGCTCCTGGAGCTGTTGTTTTTCCTGGGCGTACTGGTTCATCAAGTTGAACAGCAGGGACTCGCTTTCCTGGGCCCTGGAAACCTGCCGCAGCAGTCGCAGGCGGTTGGCGTTCGCGGCTTCCAGTGCCTGGACGGCGTGTTTGGATTTGAGGTCTGCCAGCGCCGTTGCGCCCTGAGACTCGGCGTAGCGAAACGCGAAGCCGCCGGCGAAGACGGCGCCCGCCGTAGCGCTGAGGGCGCAGGCGAACCCGACGGTGGCCAGGCGCGCAGGCAGCGGCCAGAGCGTTTGGTCAAGCACGCCCATGGAAGCGCCGTTGCCGGCGGCTGTTGAACCGGTTCAGTGTCATGGCCGCCCCTCTTGGGAAGGGCCTTGCTTGATCAGGCGGGCGATAAATACGATCAAACCCAACGCGCTGTTGCAGGCGGCATAGGCCCTGTCCGAGAGCTGCGCCTGCCACAGCGGCAGCACCTCCAGTTGCACGAAGCCGAACAACGCGATCAATACCCCGAGTTGAACGCTGTACAGCTTGTAGCAGCACCGCCAGTCACCGATCAGTTTCATGCCGGCACCCCGACGCTGCGCCCGTGGCGGATACCGCGCTCGATCCCGGCCAGCGCCAGGCCGTCGGCAATCAGGGCATCGCCGTACCAGCGGCCCAGGGGCAGCGGGCCGGCGCCGTTTTCATGGCGGATGATGCCCCTTACCAGGTCGCGCATGGTGTCGAAGTCATAGACGTCGAGGCCTTCAAAATCAGGGGCCAACCCCAGGATGCGGGCCACGCTTCGGGTATAGGCCTCGGTGTCGTTTTCATGGGGGGGCGCCCAGCGTTCGATGATTTCGCGCACGCTGTCGATGCGGCTGCCATCGGCGGCCAGACGTTTGTCCTGGTAGGTGATGAGCACGCGGGCTATGGCGCGAATGCCCCAGCGCGGGCTTTCAAACTGCACGAACGCGCTGTCGCCCTGGATGACGGACTGGCCTTGCCAACGCACGCCGCCGGCGTGGCGGATATTGCCGGGGTTGAAGTTGCGGATGCCGCGGGGCAACGGTGAAGTGGTTCGCATGGGCGCCTCCTGTTTCGGCGCCTCTACGGTTTGGGGCGCCAGAAATACACACGCCGCCATGATTGGCGGCGGGCGGCGGGAAGGCTTTTAATCAGGTTTAAAGAGATGGGGGCCGCGCTTTGCGAACGCGTTTATCTGGGGGAGCCGTTAGCTTTCTTCCGGGTCAATGGTAAACCACAGCCCCAGCTCGCGGCTGGCGACAGCGGTATAGCGGACATTGCCGACGACATTTTCAAACGTCTTGCTGGTTTCGATTTCAGCGAGAGATTGCTTGAACATCTCGACGATAACCTTGGTGTTCTCCTCCCTTGGCACTTTAGCGTTCAGCGCCTCGGTCGCAGCCAACAAAACGGCCAAGGGCTTGGCCATGTCCTTACCGCCGCCCGTCATCATGACCATAATGCTTCGAAGCGTTCCGTCGTTTTTGTTTACGACGCCGAGCAGGCCGACCTCATCCCCAAACAAATGCTTGAACGTGTCGTTGACTTCGCCTTTGTCGATGACAAACTCAGGGGCCCTGTAGTGACTGCCAATCGTGCCAACGATGCTGTTGAAAGACTGCCGGAAAGCCTCGGGGGATACCTGAAACGACTTGGACGACGGAGATTGAACGGCGGCGCCGGTTTCGGTCGCGGGTTGGCTTACCGCCACATTGGCTTCCCGCTTAGGTGTAACGGGTGCAATAACCCACGCGACACTGAATAACAATGCGGTCAGGGCGATACCACCAATCAAAAACTCTTGACGCTTTGGTACCGCCCCTGTTTTTTTGTCTTTGAATAACGCCGGAGCAAGTACGCCCAAGACTGTTATCAATATAAAAACACAGCCGGCGATTTGGATAATGATAGCCAGAACATCCATTTAAGTTACTCCTTGAGTGATGTGCTATGTGTACGCAGGCCCGGTGCGTATGAGTGTTAAGAAGATTTCGTATCCATTCCCTGGATAATTAGAAACGCCAGCAGGCCAGCTCCCGCGGCGGCCCCAATAGCCCAGTTCTTAAGCCCTTCCGGAATATAGCTGCTCAGGGAGAAGCCGCCGATTGCTACGACAGTGCAGGCCGCACCTATTTTCAGCAGGCGTGCGTTATGTTGGTTTTTTTGAATCTCTGCGAGCTCTTCTGCCTCAATCTGGTCGTGGCGGTGTAAGTCGTAGTCACAATGCATACACAATTGAGTATATCGCCAAGTGCATTTTCCGCACTGAGGGCACTGCTTGGCTCGGTCGCTGTTTCGCGGCGGGGATTCTTTCCCGGACTTTATCTCAAAAGTCTGGCTTCCCAGGTTGATATTGGTTTTATTGCCCCTGCCTTTTATCTTGATCCGCAATTCATGATCTTCACCGTCATCGGGCAAGTTCCCGATCTCCTCCGTAAGGCGGGCGGAAAGATCCTGGACCAAGTCGTCATCCTTACTGCGCATACGGCTCCTTATTTTTTTCAGTGACTGACCACCAATTTCAGCACCCTGTCTACATGGGCCTTATCAAGCTCCTTTTCCTGGGCCAGAAAGTTGTAGACCTCTGCTGTTTTGGAGATCAGCTGTCGGGCAGGCCAACGTTTACCGGCCTGCTTGGCAGCAGCCTCTAGCATCTCGCCAATGCTGATCAATCGCTGAACATCGACTAAATGTGTCGGCTCCGCCCCGTCTGAAGGTGCTTTTTCTGGCACTTTTCCGGCGTCCGGTTTCTCTCCACTCAAGACGTAAACCGCGTCCAAGCCAATCTCCACCCACCGGGCAAGAGACGAGGCGTCGGGGCTTGTGCGGCCTTGCTCCCAGCCGATTTGCGAGCGTTTTGAAGCCCCCACCAAGGCAGCAAAATCAGGCTGGGTATACCCCAACCGCTCACGCTCTTCTTTCAGGCGTTCGCCGAGTGTAGTTTTTGGCACTTTATTTCCTTGACAGGTGCATTTTATGGCACCATTATTCACCACAAAGAACAGCTGATCACCGCACAAAACCATAGCGATGAGCCCGAATAACCGAAAGGCGATTACGCCAACTACCAAATAAAGCCGCAATTTACCACATAGGAGGCGCCATGAATGGCACCACAGCGTCACCCGAGTCGACGCCACTGCCGTACCCACAGACCCCGACCAGCGCAAACGCTTGGTTTATCCGTCACGGCGTTTGTAAGACCCGTTGGGCAGAAGCCCTGGGGGTTGACCGCATGACCGTCGTCGACTTGCTGCGCGGGCGATTGAAGGGGTTTCGCGGCGAGGCCCACCGGGCCGCCGTCGCGCTGGGCCTGAAGGCTAGCCCGGCCGACGGCCAATCCGCTGCCGCGTAACGGGAGTACCCGATGACTCAGACTTTTTCCTCCGCCGCCCGGGTGTTGCGCGTACTCAAAGCCCTGAAGGGGCACACCGTGACCGGCTTGAGCAATACCGAACTCGCCCATTTGACCAACGACAGCCCCAGCAACATCACCCGCGCCGTTCAGGCCCTGATTGAAGAAGGGTTGGCCGTGAAGTTGGAAAACGGGCGTTTCGCCCACTCGGTGGCGATGCTGCAGATCGCCCAGGCGCACGCCGAACACGTCGCCCGGCTGACCGGGCGTATTCAGGAAGTCAATCAGCGCATAGCCGCTGGCTCGATTATTTAAGGAGATCACCATGGCACGTACCAAAGCCCCCGCGGCGACCCCCATTGAATTGCCTGTATTGGACGGGGATGTACTCACCGCCAATCAGAACTTGATGGCCGGCAATAGCGCCGAAGTGATGGCCCGTTTCGGCGACGGCCTTCCATACGACCGCACCCGCCTGGTGAACGAAACTCGCTTTTACATGGCTCAAAGCGCTGAAGCGATGCTTGAGGCGGGGAAGCGGTTGATCATTCTTAAAGAGATTGAAGGTCACGGTGAGTTTCTGAAAATTATTCAAGAGCAACTGGGCCTGGATCCACGTATTGCTCAGAAAATGGCTCAGGCTGCGGCAAAGTTTCTTTCCCCGGCACTTCTTTCAAATGCGAAAACGTTTTCGCATTTAGGCAAATCCAAGCTCTATGACCTCATGCTTGAAGACGATGAGGAGCTTGCAGCTCTTGCGGAAGGTGGGACGCTGGTCGGCTTAACCATTGATGAAATTGACCGTATGAGTTGTCGAGAGCTACGTGCCGCGTTACGTGATGTTCGAGAAGACTATAAGGCCCAGGGCGAAGTATTGACCAAACGTTCCGGGGATCTTCAAAAAACCAAAGATGAGTTGGACGTGGTCCGCAAGCGCATACACGGCCTACCCGCCGATGAAGTGATTAAGCAACTGCGCACGGAGGTGGTCGGGCTGCACTTTGAGATCGAGTCCAAGATCCTCGGCGAACTGCGCGAAGGCTTTTCCAAGATGGCGGAGCACGCCTCAGAACTGGGGCAGGACCACCGCACCTATCAGGCGGATCTGATCCGCCAACTTGAAATCACGCTGGCGAAGGTGCGCAGCGAATTTCATTTGCCTGAACACCAGGGCGATGCGCCGGTGTGGATGAGCCAGGCCGAGGCCTGACCCATGAACCCGGTGCAGACCCAGCAACTGGCCCAAATCGCCCGGCGCGCAGCCAATGCGCCCCACGGGCAGCGCACCGCCATTTATAAGGCGGGCGCCGCCGAGCTAGGCGTTTCCCTTCAAACCCTGCAACGAAAGCTAAAGGAGGTTTCGGTGAGTAAACCCCGTAAGCGCCGCAGTGACGCGGGTAACAGCATGTTGCCTTTACACGAAGCCCGGCTGATCTCGGCCATGCTGCTGGAGTCGACCCGGGCGAATAACAAGCAGCTGTCGACTATCGAGCGGGCGGTCGAGCGCCTGCGCAGCAACAACCTGATCACGGCGGGCCGTCTGGATGAGGCCACGGGCGAGTTTCGCCCACTTTCCAACGGCGCCATCAGCCGCGCCTTGCGCGGCTACAAGCTGCACCCCGAACAACTACTGCAGGATGCCCCCGCGGTGTCGTTGGCCAGCAAACACCCCAACCACGTGTGGCAGGTGGACGCGTCGATCTCAACGCAGTTTTACCTGGCCGATGACGGCGTGCGGGTGATGAAACAGGCCGAGTTCTATGACGGGAAACCGGGCAACCTGAAGAAGATCGAGCGCCAACGGCTGTGGCGGTACGTGATCACCGACCACACCAGCGGCACGCTGTATGTCGAGTACGTGCTGGGCGCGGAATCGGCTGAGAACCTGTGCGGCGTGTTGATCAATGCCATGCAGAAACGCCACGCGTCTGACCCGTTCCACGGCGTGCCCTGGATGCTGATGACCGACCCCGGGGCGGCGATGACCAGCGGGATCTTTCGCAACCTGTGCCGGGCGATGTCCATCGAGCTGATCATTAACCAGGTCGGCAACGCCCGGGCTAAAGGCCAGGTGGAGCAGGCCCATAATATCGTTGAGCGGGAGTTTGAAAGCGCCCTGAAATTGCAGGCGGCTCACAGCCTGGGGCAGATTAACGGCTGGGCCGGCGAGTGGATGCGCTACTTCAACGCCACCGCGATCCATACCCGCACCGGCCGCAGCCGCTACGGGGTGTGGCAACTAATTAAGCCGAACGAGCTACGGCTGGCGCCGAGCGCCGAGGTGTGTCGGGAGCTGGCGGTCAGTACGCCGGAATACCGCAAGGTCAGCAACCTGTTGCGGGTTTCGTTTCGCGGGGATCAGTTCGACGTCAGCGCGGTGCCGCAGGTGATGGTCGGCGAAAAGCTGCTGATCGCCCGTAACTGCTGGCGGGATAAGGATTCAGCCAGCGTCGTATTAACGGGCGAGGACGGTCGGGAGTATTACCACGTCGTCGAGCGCATCGGCCGGGATCAGTTCGGCTTCGCCGACACCTCGGCCACCATCGGCGAGCAGTACAAGCGCCACGGGCAAACCCCTGCACAAGTCTCGCGCCAGTTGCTGGAGCAGGTCGCCACCGGCACCGCCAGCGCGGCGCAGGCCGAAGCCGCCCGCAAGGCGAAAGCGATTCCGTTCGGCGGCCGGATCGACCCGCACAAACACGTTACCGACACCGTGCTGCCGGCCTACCTGCCGCGCCGAGGCACGTCCTTGAGCGTCAACGCGCCGACCGTCGAGCACGCGTTATTGACCCATGTTGAGGCGGCGAAATTGTTGCGCCCGCGCATGGCCGATACCTGGTCGGCCGAGGCCTTCAGATGGTTACAGCAGCATTACCCCCGGGGCATTGCCCTAGAGCAGCTTGACGCCGTAGAGGCCGAGCTAAAACGGCCCGTCGAGGTCACCCATAAGCCGCTCAGCCTGGTGCGGGCCGCGGCAGGAGGCGAGTGATGTTGAAGCTCAAACACGTTTTACAGGGGGTAGGCCGGCCGCAGTCGGCGCTGGCCGAGTCGCTGAAGCTCAGCGGGGCCGCTATCGCTCAATTGCTGAACCACGGCCTGTGGCCGCGCAGCCTGGACTGTGAGGCGTTACAGGGGCGCATTCGTGCGTTCTTGAATGAGTCAGGCGCCAACGATGCGGACATCGCCAGCGCCTTTGAAGAAGTGGACCTGCCGTGCGCCAACACGGCAGATCCGGCCCAAATCAATGAGCCGTCCGGGGAGGACGAACCTATGTTACTGCCAAAGCAGACGTTACTGCCATCAACCCGCCAGGCGTTCAGCCTGTTTCGTAATCCTTTCGATGAGGTTTCCTGCGCCCAGGATATGTGGGTCAGTCCGGATATTCGCTACGTGCGCGAGGTGATGTACCAGACCGCACGGCACGGCGGGTTCCTGGCCGTGGAGGCTGAATCGGGGGCCGGGAAAAGCACGCTGCGCCGCGACTTGGTGAACCGGATCGCGGAGCACAACGACCCCGTATTGATCATCGAGCCCTATGTGCTGGCGTCCGAGGACAACGATGTCAAAGGCAAATCGCTGAAGAGCACCCACATTGCCGAGTCGATGATGGCGGCGGTCGCGCCCCTGTCGAAACCCAAGAGCAGTCCCGAGGCGCGTTTTGCCCAGTTGCATAAGGCGCTCAAAGAGTCCCACGCGGCCGGTTTTCGTCACTGCCTGCTGATCGAGGAGGCCCACAGCCTGCCGATCCCGACACTTAAACACCTCAAGCGCTTTATGGAGCTGGAGACGGGTTTCACCAAACTGGTGAGCATCATCATGATTGGCCAGCCCGAGCTGAGCGTGAAGCTGAGCGAGCGCAACGCCGATGTGCGCGAAGTGGTGCAGCGCTGCGAGCGGGTCACGCTGCCCCCCATCGAGGGCGCCCGCCTGGAGGAGTTCCTGAAGTTTCGCTTCGAACGGGCGGGCAAGGCGCTGGCGCAAGTGATTGACGACAGCGGCATCCAGGCCATTGCGGCGCGCCTGTCGCAACCGGACCGGCGCGGCGGCCGGGATGAAATCATCTCGCTGCTATACCCGCTGGCTATCGGCAACTTGATGATTGCCGCGATGAACCTTGCGACGCAGTTGGGCGCGCCGATGGTGACCGCCGACGTTGTGAAGGGGGTGTGAGATGCGTATCGCTTGCCTCTCTCCCGTCCAACCGCCATTGCCGCAAAGCATTCTGGCTGAGGATTTTCCGCTCAGGCTTTGCGCCTTTAATGAGCTGACCCGAGCCCTGCGGGGCGCCGAAATCCACATCAAGCATCTGGCGCTGGCCGACAACACGATCTACATCGACCCCTTGAGCGTTGCCTTGCTCACGCGCTGGTTCGGCCACGAGTTGCGCGGGGTGCGCTACTGCACTGTCGGGCGCCGGACCTGCAACAGCGTGACGATTCGCGGCGTGGACGTGGTTTGGTTCAGCCTGGCGAAGGAGCAAGACCAATGATCGCGCTCTGCTGGTTTACCTATGTCTACGTCTACAAGGTGGGGAAAAGCTCATGAAATCATTCCAGGACCAAATGCTGGATGGCGCCGCACGCTACGACACGATTGAGCCGGCGCCCGACTCAGCGCAGGCGCTTGAGGCCGCTCATACGGCCATTGCTGAGGAGCGTTTTCCCGACGCTATCGGACACCTGCACTATGTCATGAACTGCCTGCACGCCGAATGCAGTGAGCATGTCATCCAATTGGCTGGCTTGCTCGTGGCCTTTGAAGCGGCGCTGGAGTTCAAGCCCTTCCTGGGGCTGGAGATCGGTTACAACCGGGTCAGCGGTTGGATGATCACCGTCTATGACAAGGCGGCTGGCGTTGAGCGAGTCGCGGTGCAGGCCGAGGGGCTGCGCACGGATGACACCTGCCAGGCGGCCACGCGGCAACTTCGTGCCTTTGCTGAGGGGACCGACCATGCCTGATCTCATCATTCCGGAGGGCTTTGTCCGCAACGCGATGGGCCACCTGGTTCCTATGGATCAGGTGCGCGAGCAGGACAAATTGCGTGACCAGGTGGCGCGTGAACTGGCTGAGGAAGCTAAAACCCTGAGCCGGGCGCTGAAAAACTTTAAGAAAAAATCCCTCGGCGATGTAGCCGACCTCATCAGCATTGCCGGCGAGCGCTACGGCGTTCAAATGGGCGGCAAGAAAGGCAACGTGACCATCGCGACCTACGACGGCCAGTACAAAGTGCAGCGCTGCTACGCCGACCGGCTGACGTTTACAGAGGAAATGGAGGTGGCGAAGGCCATGGTTTATGACTGCATCCGGGCCTGGAGCAAGGGGGCGGATGATCACCTGCTGGCCATTGTCGACCGAGTATTCAGCCCAGGCCGTAACGGCCAGATCAAAACCGCTGACGTGCTTGATCTACTGCGCCTGGACATCAATGACGACCGCTGGGAGGCCGCGATGCAGGCGGTGAGGGATTCCATTCTGGTGACGGGCAGTGCGGTGTATCTGCGCGTTTATGAGCGCATTGGCGAATCGGATAGTTACAAAGCAATCCCTCTCGATTTGGCGGTGGTGTGATATGAAAAATAAAGCCACGGCAAACACCCACGACCCTGCGGTTGTGCAAATCATCGGCTTGCTTCAGGAGTGGCACGCCAAGCGCGTCCAAAAGCTGCAAATGATTGTGCAGGCGCCAGCGGATACCGAGCTGGTACTGCAGGGCCCAAATGGACAGCGAGTGCTAATGGAGGGCGACGAACGTATCGGGTTTAAAGCTGGCTGCGCCACGGCACTGGAACTCTTTGGTCAGTTCCCGCTGACGATGATCAAGACCGTCAACGACGGTACTGACGCGGGGGATGAGTGATATGGACAACAACCGCACTCTGGAACGAATCAAGAAGTGCCTGGCGATGGCCAAGTCCAAAACCAGCAACCCGAATGAGGCCGAAATTGCCCTGCGCCAGGCGCACAAGCTGATGGAGGCCTACAACCTGGAGCTGGGCGATGTGTTGGCCAGTAGGGCGGGGAATGTATCGGTGCTGGCCGGTTCCGATGGCCCGCCGCCGGCATGGCGCGTACGCCTTGCCGACGTCTGTGCCCACGCCTTTGGCACGCGCTCATTGATATCGGGCGGTGGACCGTTTGTTGCCCGATTCATTTTTGTCGGGTGCGCGGCTGCGCCGGAATTGACGGGCTACGCCTATCAGGTGCTGGAACGTCAGTTACAGAAAGCTCGGCGTGAGTATTTGAAGACGCAGAAACGCTGTAAGCGGTCGACAAAGGTCGCCCGCGGCGATGCATTCGCCAATGCTTGGATAGATGCGGTGTACCACAAGATCGATGCCTTTGCGGGCGTCGAAGACACTATCGCGGAGGCCATTGACGCCTACATGGAACGGCATTACCCGGACCTGCAAACGACTGAACTCAAACGCCGCAAGCTGAAAGCTCGCGATGAGGTCGCGTCGGACGCAGGTTACCGAGCAGGCCAGTCGGCTCAGTTACATCAGGCTGTGAACCATCAGCCCCGCGCTCGCCTAACAATGGAGATTTGATATGAACAACAATCGATTGCCAACCCTTAACGACGACGTAGCTCTGCACGTCAGCGTCGCTGACGCCATACCTGACCTCAAAACACTGGTCGAAACGAAGCGAGTGATGGAGCTATATATCTCCGCCAGATGGGCACGGCTAAAAGCCAATAGCGCGCTGGAGGCCGAGCGGGCCGCGTCTACCCGCTTCATCCGCTCCGTCGTCGCACTATCAGGTGAAGCTGCGAATTTTCCGCAATTCACTTCCTGGGAGGCGCACAGTGAATGCAGCGAGCGCCCATCCTGACCGGCTTCGATATATCAAGTTAATCCATGTCGCCCGGCGCGAGCTGGGCATGGATGACGACACCTACCGCTTGATGCTGACCACGATGAAGGGCCTGGGCAGGGTGACCTCGACCGCAGACCTGAGCGTTCCAAGCCTGCTGAAGGTCCTGGAACAACTCAAGCTGCGCGGCTTCAAGGTTCGCCCCACGAAGGCACAGAAGCGCCCGCTGGCGGACGATGAACAATCAAGAAAAATCCGCTCGCTTTGGCTGACCTTGCATGACCTGGGCGCGGTTCGGGACCCGTCGGAGCAAGCCCTGGCGAAGTTTGTATTGAGCATGACCAAGGTCTCCGCGCTGCAATGGCTTACCACAGCGCAAGCCAGCCGGGTAATTGAGCAACTGAAGCAATGGATAGGGAGAGTCGAATCATGAGCACCATCCGAGGCACTGACCTTCTGAGCGAAACGATTGAACCCGTGGCTAAGGTGATCCAGGAAAGCCTGGGGATCAGTGCTGAGATTGCCGAGGCCACCAGCATCGAAATCACAACGCTGTTTGCTCACCTCTGGGGCGGCCAAGTGGTCTACATCCCCAAGGGCGTCAGCATCCAGACATCCAAGCTGCACCTGCGGATTTACGACGACTGGAACGGCCGCAATCATCATGAGGTCGCAACCAAGCATGGGGTTTGCGTGCAGCTGGTCTACAAAGTCGTCAAACAGATGCGCCTGGCTAGCATCGCCCGTAACCAGCTCGACCTGTTCCCGTCGCACGGGGGAAAGTAGCACGCGGGACAGCGGCCTCCCGCCAGAGGTATCCTAGCCCCAGTCAGTGGCGGTTGACTGGGGCTTTTCTAATTGCACCGGCTGCAACTCTATTCCAAAACCCCGCCCACCATGGACCGTTTTATCCCGGAGTGTTCCGGATTTATATCACTCCCTCCTTGGTATTTATC